TAATATTTGTAAAGATTTTTCCACCATCCATCGGATTATTAAAATATTCCTTTTCGCCAGCTTCATAATCAATTGTTTTTAAAACCCGATCAATAGCAACTTCTGAATTTTTTTGAGGCCAAGTAGAAGCGCCGTTTTCATCTCGAATATTAATAACCTCCCAACTGTCAGCATTTGCACCTAATTCGGTAACTGTACAATAATCTGCTATAATATTTCCGCAAACAATTATTAATAAACCATTAGAAATTGATCTCGTTGGTATTAATGCTTCATTTACCCACTTAACTTTCTTCTCAATTAATTCAGAATTTAAACACTCAGCATCCGTGTCAATATCATCGATTAGAATAACATCCGGTCTTACAGCATTATTTCTGGTACCACGTGGAGATTGTCCAGCTCCAATGGCTCTAAATGAAAAACCTTTCCGTGTTGTAAATTCACCATCTTCCCAACTTCCAATCCGTTTCTGTTGACCATAATCATTAATGATTCGGTTGTTTCTTTCGAGAATTGATTTGTAAGGCATTAAAAGCCTGTTTGCGTTGTCCCAAGAGTTGGAAATAAGAAGAACGTTTTTCTTTTTACCAGTTAAAACTAATTTTAGAACTTCAAACATCGTACGACCAGATTTTGAAAGTTCTCTCGCCCAAGATCTAACTAAATAATACTCAGAATTACGCATTACTTTTTTAGTAGATTTTAAATGGAAAGGCGCTGGTTCTGACGTGTAGAAAGTTGGAAAGTAGTATTTAAACCATTCCTCATCATTTTCCTCCTGTCGCTTAATTCTTTTGAGTTTTTCGGTCGATAATTCTGTGAGATCGATAGGTGTTGCATTGTCGATATTATCGCCAAATTCCTTCCAATCCTGTAACCACTCTTTATCAGTTATTTTGCGGTTAGCCATTTTTCACTTTATTATTTATGTATTCATCAAAATAATTTTTGAAAAGTTTGGCATCTGGAAGATTGATCTGCTGAATGAATGTGATCATCTTTTTACCAGTGTATACTATTTCACCAAGACCGATTTCGACCTCTAACTTATTAATGTTAGAGGTGGTTTTTGTGAGAATATCGGCTTCCGCAGATGTAGGAATGTTTTTTAAGGGTCGTTGGATTGGTTTCCCATCAACCAGAATTTCTGAACGGTTGGCAATATCCATATTAAGAGCGTCCAACTGATTATAAAAATGAATCAATTGATTTTCTCTGGTGTTCAAAAGGCTCTTTCTGAGTCCATCCCAGTTGTCCTCTTTGCACCATTTTCCAACTGTTTTCTCAGTGACTTTTACACGCTCAGACACCTCTTTTAATGTGATTTTTTCATTCACATATAAAAGGCGTGCATGCTCTCTCTGTTCCGTCTTGCTTATTGCCATAAATAGTATTTCTCGGTACAAAAATGAAGGGAAATAGCCTCAAAATGAAATACATGTGCAACACTTGCACGCTTATTTTCAAAAGGTTACGGGTTTTTGGAAGTTTGCTAAATAAATATGAAAACGCTAATAATTTCTTTCTGGTTGGGTGTAGATGTTTTGGGTTTTCCAATCATTCATAATCACGAATTAAAATTTAGAGTTGAAAGCAAATTTTTCTAACCCTTTTCAAAACAAATGAGCGACACTTTCAAAAAAATCGACAAAGAATACTGCATCACCGATGACTCGGTTAATGTATATGAATATCGCTGTCTTACGGCTGGTTTTCAAATTGATGAAGTCAAAAAGAATCCCATTGGCTATCTAATGCACAACCGAGATAAAGGTGTTGTGGTTCGTTGGGAGGATTTCAGAATCGATGGTGACAAAGTTTTTGCAAAACCTGTTGTCAATCTTTCACATCCGGAAGGTCAGTCTATCGTTAACCAAATAGAAGGCGGATTCTTAAACGCAGCATCAGTTGGAAAGATTGTCGTTTTGGAAGCTTCCGATGCTAAAAATCTAAGATTACCCGGACAAACAAAACCAACTGTGACAAAATGGTTTCCTCGTGAAATTTCACTCGTTGATATTCCCGGGAATTACAATGCACTCGCCAATCTTTACGATAAAGACAATAATGAGCTTAATCTATCTGATTTAAAAAATTTTATAATCAAAAATAATATGAGCAATACTCTTGATGCTGCCAAAATTCTTGCAGCGCTTAATTTAAAAGACGGTGACGAACCAGAGGTTTTAGCCGCCATCACTAATTTGGTTGAAAAAGCCAATAAAGCCGATGAATACAAAGAAACTTTGGCAGAAAAAGAAACCGAGTTGAAAACGGTAAAAGCCGAAACCATCACTAAGGAGGTCAAAGACCTTATTGCTGGCGGTAAAGCAAGTAAAAAACTGACCAACGAATTGGCAACAAAACTTGAAAAAGACTACGCCGAAAATCCGTCTGGATTGAAAGATTTAATTGATACAATGCCAGCGCAGGTATTGGTTACTGAGCAAAAAGACAATAGCAAATATGAGGGTAAAACCTTTGATGACTTGTACAGCTCTGGCGAATTGGAAAATGTTAAAAATGACTTTCCAGACCTGTATGACAAATTGCGTGACGCAAAATATCCTCACTTAAAACAAGACTAAAAAATATGCCACAAAATCCAAAAGTCCCACAAGAATTATGGGCACAGTATGTAGTTGAGAAACTATGGAAAGAAAATCCACACTTAGCATTATGCTATGATGAATCTTCTCACGTAACAGGCGGTTCCGTAGTGTACATTCCGCAAGCAGGAGCAAAACCAGCTACTCAAAGAAATAGATCCGTATATCCAGCAATTGCAACCAAAAGAGCAGATACAGCGTTGGTTTACGCTCTTGACGTTTGGACAACAGATCCATCTCATTTGCCATTGGCTGAACAGTTGGAAATTTCTTACCAAAAAACCGATTCTGTTCTTGGCGATCACGTAAGTACTTTGATTGAAGCTGTAGGAGATGAACTTCTTTACAATTGGATTAGAGCATTCAAGCCTGCTTTTGGAGGTGGTGTGAGTGCTGATAATTTACCAGATTCAAAAAAAATTCCTACAAGTGGCTTAGCAACAGATGTAAATTCAGTTGATGGACAAACCGGAACCAGAAAAGCATTAAGCTATAAAGATATTCAAATTGCGCAAGCAATGATGAATAAAGATAATGTGGCAAAAGGCGAAAGATATGCAATGCTTGAATCTTATATGTATCAGCAGTTCTTAGATTCTTTGTCAGCTAATCAAATGGCGGCATTTCAAGGTTCTGCGGATCTTAAAAAAGGAATTGTCGGCGAATTTGCGGGTTTCAAAATTCTTGACAGAAGTTCTGTATTAGCATTTACTTCCGATGGAGTTGCAGTTGCGCCGGGCGAAGCTCTTGCAGCAACAGACAACCTAGGTTGTTTATTGTGGCAGAAAAACTCTGTTACAAAAGCAATGGGAGACACTAAGCTATTTGATGATAAAGGAAATCCATTGTACTACGGTGATGTTTATTCAACATTGTTGAAAATGGGTGGAAGATGTAGAAGAGAAGACTGGAAAGGAGTTATCTCTATCGTACAAGCTGCGTAAAAAAAAACTGAAAAAATAAATATAAAAAGCCTATCGATTAGGTAGGCTTTTTTTCTTAAAAAAATTCTATGCGAGGTATAAAATACTTAGTACTGCATTGCACAGCCACTCCACAAACCACAACCATTGAATCTATCAAAGATTATTGGAAAAGAGTTTTAGGATGGAAAAATCCTGGTTATCATTTTATGATTAAAGCTAATGGCGAAATCGTAAACACATTTCCAATTGAACAAATAGCCAATGGTGTTGCCGGATATAATACACCAAGTATTCACATCTCTTATATCGGCGGTGTTGATGCACAAAATAAACCTATTGACAATCGAACCGATGCACAGAAAGCATCACAAATAAAGCTTTTAAAAGAGCTAAAAATTAAATTTCCTAATGCCGAAATTAAAGGTCATCGGGATTTTCCAAAAGTGAATAAAGCCTGTCCAAGCTTTGATGTTAAAGCTTGGCTGAAACAAATAAATTTTTAAAATGAAACGTAATTTTTTTTTCATAGTTCTGATTTTTATTTCGCTGGGGATGGTGGTTTCTTGCTTACACAAGAAACCGCAAGATCCGGTGATTATCACAAAAACTAAAGAAACCTTTAAAACCGTGCGAGACACGATTTATAAAGTAGAAGCTGACAGTTCTTTTTACTCAGCTTACATCGAATGTGTTAATGGAAAACCAATATTAAAAGAAACACCGGAAACCAAAGAGGCCTCAAAACCCGGAAAGGCTCTGAAAGTTCCCAAAACAACATTAGTTGGCAATAAGTTAAACTGTGACTGCGAATTACAAGAACAGGAATTACATAAACAATGGGAGGAAACCTACACCAAAGAACACGAACAAACACCTACTTACATTAACGTGCCTGTTGAAGTGAAAAAGCCTTTAACGTTCTGGCAGAAAACTCAAATTTGGTTCGGCAGAATCTTTATGGGAATTCTCTCTTTGTTTTTAATCATTGGCGTACTTCGTTGGAAACGCCTTATTTAATCAATATTTAAACACTATTTAAAACCATTTAAAATGAAACATATAGATTTAGCGAAAGACTATTTTGAGCGCCATTCTACAAGCAACGAATGTCACATCACTAGCGACAAAAGAGTGTTCCACACTTCTGGTTACGCCATTAGTTTTTCACAAGAACACGACTTGCAAGATCAGACGATTGAATCGTACACAAGAGCACAGGTTGAGCAAAAGGAAGAATTGACATTTACAGCAGAAATTGATTCAGAAATTGAGGAAGAGGAAAAACCCAAAGAGGAAACTGATTTAAGCGGTTTCGCTTCTCCAGCAGGTCAAATTGCATTAGATGTTTTTCTTGCGAATAACGATGTTGAGAAAATCGAATATAAAGATTTGAAAGCATTGGTAAAACATCTCGAAATCGAAACGGCTGATCAAAAAGCAGATACTTTGAAACTTGCATTAATTGAATACAAAAATAACTTAGCTCAATAATTATGGCTCAAGGAACTGGAACGCCGAAAGTAATTACCAATGTTACCAACGGCAATTTGCTACGCCAAGTCAACATAACCGACGGTGTTGCAGGAATCGTAGCCACAGCGAAAACGGCTGAATTAATTGGCAAAGTAAATACGGTATATGGCTTAGATGACGCGGTGAAGAAAGGCTACACAGAAATTGCTGAACCTTTCATCTTTGGAATTCTTAATGAATTCTATACCGAGCTCGGAGGTTCTCAGGAACTTTGGATTCTGGGAACAGAAGACACCATGACAATGACGCAAGCTGTAACCAGCACGAATAACAATGGTGCAAAAAAATTAGTCACCATTTCAAAAGGAAGGGTAAATATCGTGGGAATT